TGTATAATTGGTATTTTTGTAGTACAACAGCTCTATTTAGAATTATATTCTTTATGGCTAGGACTATTGGTGGTTGAAGAATTTTGCCAAATATGGATATATAAAAAGGATTTAGGTGATATTTGGATTAAAACAAAAAATGGACATGTAGTCAAAGTCCTAAAAAATATTTTACAATATGAAAATGGAAAGATTGGTTTTATAGATTATCAGGGAAGAGAGGTCGTTTGTGAGAATAAAATTGTAGAATATATATATTATCAAAATAAAGTATCACCTAGTTATGGGAGACGTATCAGAAAGAAAAATAATGAAGTTATATGTTTTGTTGAAGGACAGAAAGATCCATTTGTAGGTCAAAAATATTGTTGTATAGATGATTGGATTTATCTAGAACGAGTTGATGATAAAATAATTGAAAAATATTTTATACCAGTTTTTTTAGTGAAGAAAATATATACGGCAAGAGGCAATGCCATTAAGCCAGTTGTTCGAAGTTTTGTTCGATAGCTCAGTTGTTGTCAAACCTACCATTTGAATATTCTCGTGCGGAAGAACCCGCCGCACAGGAATATTCATAGTACTAGTCGAAATATAAAGTTCTCTACATATTTCGGATCTGGAACGATTCCCCTCAATATAGTCAATACAAGCTTGCTCTTTTTCTTGAGGAGTAAATCTTTCTTTTCTAGACATGAAAAATACCTCCAAAGTAACAGATTTTTTATATTTAATCTGTCTACTTTAGAGGTATCATATCAGACAAGGGCGCTTTTTTTGATGAAAGGAGGCTGCTGTGGCAAAAGGAAAATTTGAATACTGGCGAACAAAAGATGGACTTTTGCAGATAGCAGCATGGGCAAGAAACGGACTCATAGATGAGCAGATAGCACATAACATGGGGATTCGCAGAAGCACCCTTTCAGAATGGAAAAAGAGATTCTCGGACATAGCAGACGCCCTAAAAAAAAATAAAAACATAGTAGACATAGAAGTAGAAAATGCACTCTATAAAAGGGCCGTGGGCTATGAATTCGAAGAAACAACAATAGAAATAGATGACGAAGGCAAGAAAAAAGTAAAAAAAACAACAAAACAGATGGCGCCGGAAACACTGGCAATCATCTTCTTTCTGAAAAATAGAAAACCCGAAGACTGGCGGGATAAAAGAGAAGTCGAAGTCAAAGGAGAAATAAGCATGACAAACGCTTTGAAAGCGGCACGGGAGCGCGTAATAAAAAATGAATGAAATCATTGAACTTGTCGAAGCCTTAGGTGAATACACACACGACCCCTTAAAATTTGTCTACTTTGCTTTTCCATGGGGAGAACCGGGGCCGCTGGAAAAAATGAACGGTCCCGAAGAGTGGCAGAAAGACATACTGAAAGACATAAGAGACGGCGTGAAAATCAAAGACAACGTTGTCAGAGAAGCCGTGGCGTCAGGACACGGGATAGGAAAAAGTACGTTAGTCGCATGGCTTATCCTCTGGGCAATATCAACACACGAAAACACCAGGGGAGTTGTCACCGCAAACACCGAAACACAGCTCCGAACCAAAACCTGGCCGGAACTCATAAAATGGTACAACCTATTTATCGGGCGGCCTTTGTTCACAGCCACAGCCACCGCCATATTCGCAAACGAACCGGGAAAAGAAAAGAACTGGCGCATAGACGCCATCCCGTGGAGTGATAACAACACAGAAGCCTTTGCAGGCTTGCATAACCAAGGGAATAGAATCCTTTTACTCTTTGACGAAGCCTCTGCCATATCCAACCAGATATGGGAAGTAGCCGAAGGCGCTATGACAGATAAAGATACAGAAATCATATGGTGTGCATTTGGGAACCCAACAAGAAACACGGGTAGATTTTACGACTGCTTTCATAAATTCAGAAATTTATGGAATCAGAAACAAGTAGACTCAAGAAGCGTTTCATTCTCAAACAAAGGACTCATACGACAATGGATAAACACCTGGGGAGAAGACAGCGACTTTGTAAGAATCAGAGTCAAAGGACAATTCCCGAACGCAAGCTCACTACAGCTTATTTCCACAGAACTGGCGGAAAAAGCGCGGGGAAGAAACCTGTTGCCTGAACAATTTAATTTTGCCCCGGTCATTATAGGGGTAGACCCCGCATGGATGGGAGATGACGCCACCGCCATATGGCTAAGACAAGGCTTAATGGCAAAACGTCTTAAGAAAATACAAAAAAACAACAACGATATAGCCGTAGCCAACTTGATAGCCAGATACCAAGACGAATACAAAGCCGATGCGGTCAATATAGACATGGGCTATGGCACAGGAATCTATTCGGCAGGGGAAACCATGGGACGGCACTGGAACCTAATCCCATTCAGCGGAGAATCTCCCGATATGGCATGTAAAAACATGCGGGCGTATATGTGGGACCAGATGAGAAAATGGCTTGCGAACGGCGGGGCATATCCCGATGATCAGCAGATGCAGGACGATCTGACAGGAGTAGAAATCAAACCGACAGAAGACGGGAAACTCCAGCTGCAGTCAAAAGAATATATGAAACAGAAAGGCATTCCATCCCCTAACGATGCGGATGCCTTAGCTTTGACATTCGCCGTTCCGGTGATCAGGGCACCCAACAAGAAAAGAGTCAATACAAAATATCAATTATTTACTTAAAGGAGGTACTTAAATGTGTTCAGCATTATTCGGGGAACAAAGCGTAAGCACTCCGGAAATTAAACAAGTAGCGCCGTCTGCAACCACAATTACCAATGCAGACATTGACGCCGGCGGAACCGCCGATACCGAAGCCGCTAAAAAAAGAAAACAGAAACAAGGATATGCGGCAACAAGACTGGCGGACGTTGCACCGACCAATACAAAATCAACATTGGGGTAAAAAATGGAGAGACTATCAATAACAGCCGCTGCCCTGCCGGCGGACCAGCCGACAATCCGAGCGCCGGATAAACAAAGCGTACTGCATCGTGTAAAAGCCATGCGGGAGTACCGGCGGGACTATGAAGAACGATGGAAAGATATAAGAGATCACCAACTTCCTTTTATTGGAGAATTTGGAGACACCGCGGACGCCACAAACAAAGCCAGAAGAAAAGACCTCATGATTTCAAACGGTGTAGCGTGGCTTGCTAATATCGCATTCGCCGCAGGGATGGAATCCGGACTCACACCACCGTCAAGGCAATGGTTTAAATTCGGCTTTTCAAACAGCAGCGCAAACGAAGATATGGAAGCCGCAAGTGTCCTGGATATCAGACAGGAAATCGTGGAGTACATGCTCCATCGATCTAACTTCTATAACTCCATCCATTCATGCTATATGGAAATTGCCCATGGGCAGGCACCGCTGGGAGTATTCGCATCACCGGAAACAGGCGTAAGATTCCAGCAGTACACAATAGGGACATACTACCTGGCAAGCGGAGCAAGCGGAAGAGTAGATACATTCTGCAGAGAATTCCAGATGACGGCAGACCAGCTCTTAGAACAATTTGGAGAAGAAAACCTGCCGCGTGCCGTCAAAGACGCCCTGCAGAACGAAAGCGGAAGATATAATAAATCATTTACCACCTATTGGCTTGTCATGCCGAACAGATTCAGAACAGTCGGACAAGCAGGAAATAAAAACATGCCTTACACCTCACTCTACTGGATAGATAAACAATCAGTAGACGAAGGGAAAGGCTTTTTATTTACCGGCGGATTTGAAGAATTTCCTGTACCAACGGCAAGATACCAGACAATTGAGGGAAGCCCCTATGGAAAAGGACCAGGATGGTACGCCGAAGGCGATGCAAGAATGCTGCAGATCATGAAAAAAGACTTCCTGACGGCGGTAGAACTCATGGTAAAACCACCAATGAAAGGACCTGCCAGTGTAGGAGATATAGGAGGCGTTGATCTAATCCCCGGCGGGTATACAAACGTAAACAGTACGGGAACCAATCCGACAGTAGAACCTCTTTTCCAAGTGCCGGGAAATCCGGAATGGCTTGCCACAGAAATCCAACGGACAGAAGAAAGCATAAGAAGAACCTACAGCGCAGACCTCTTTCTCATGCTTGACTCTATCGACACCCCGCAGATGACAGCGCGGGAAGTCATGGAACGCCAGCAGGAAAAACTCCAGCAGCTGGGACCTGTGGTAGAACGCCTGCAGGATGAATTCCTTTCGCCGATCATCGAAAGAGTCTATAACATCGCGGAAAGAATGGGACTATTTCCACCGCTCCCAGAAGAACTTGCTGAAAGAATGGCAGACCAGGACATAAAGATAGAGTACATCTCGCCCCTTGCCCAGGCGCAGAAAATGAGCGGCCTTGTCAATATCGAACAAGCCGTATCCTTTGCTGGACAAATGGCGCAGATCTATCCGGAAGCCCTGAAAGCTATCGATCCGATCGGTACCGTCAAGAGATATTTCGAACTCCTTGGCGCTCCTGCCGTCATGCAAAGAAGCACGGAAGAAATCATGCAGATGATAACAGCCGAACAAGAAGCCATGGAACAGCAGCAAGAACAGCAGTACATGATGCAGCAGGCACAGGCCATGGCACCGGCGGCACAGGCGGCGAAAAACCTGACAGATGCTGCCAATGATGGAAACCCTGCATTGCAGAACCTCTTGGGGATAGGTGGTGGATAAATGAAAACCAATGTAACAGAGCACGATGTGCTCATCCGAAAATATATAGAAAAACAGAAAAGAGAAGAAGACGTAAAAGCCATCAGAACCGTTTTGAAAAGCAAAGCGGGGAGATGGTTTTTTATTCACATTCTTGAAATGACAGGCTACAAAGCCGAAACATTCACAGGAAATTCGCAGACATTCTACAACGAGGGCAGAAGGTCAATCGGGATCCAAATAGAAAAAGAGATGGTCGAACTCTTAGGAAAAGAAGGATTCGAACTAAGACAAAAAGCCGAAAAAGAATACATCGAATTTCAATTCAAAGCAAAAGCATTATTAGAAAACAAGGAGGAATAACAAATGGAAGGCGTACAGAACCAGCAGGCACAGGCGAACAATAACACGGATCCGCAGAACCCGCAGGCACAGAATCAGCAGGTACAGAATCAAGAGCCGGGAAGATTGGCACAGCAGGCAGGCACAGAACAGCAGGCACAGAACCAGGAACCGGATCCGCAGAACCCGCAAGGCGCCCCAGAAGCATACGATTTCACATCGGCATTGCCCGAAGGCGAAACCTTAGATGAAGCCATTTCACAGAAATTCGGTGAAATCTGTAAAGGAATGAACCTTACCAACGAACAGGCAAACCAGATGGCCGCATACGGTTTTGAGTACGGGAAAGGGCTTATCCAGCAGATGAACGACATGCGGGAAGCACAGTACGACAAGTGGCAGGAAGAAACCCGAAAAGAACTTGGGGCTGACTTCGAGAAAACCATGAACGAATACGGCGCAGGACTCCAGCATCTGGAGAAAACATCACCAGGAATCAGGAAACTCCTAAGCGAAACAGGCGTAGGAGACCGTATAGAAATCGTACGTGCCATTTCCGAACTGGGAAGACTTGTTTCCGAAGACGGCGGCGTAGGCGGCGGAAATGCAAAAGGCGGAAAAACACCCATGTACCCCAATACCAATTTTGATAACTATTAAGGAGGAATAACAAATGGCAGTAGCATTAACACTGAATGATTTAAGAAAAAGACAGGCACCGGATGGATCCATTGATGTAGTCATTGAAACACTCGTCCAGTCCAATCCAATTTTAGAAGACGTAAAATGGGCAGAAGGGAACCTGCCGACAGGCAACCAGACCACGCAGCGGAACGGCTTGCCCGAAGTACACCTTAGGCAGATTAACCGCGGCGTGCCGGTAGGAAAATCCAGCACCAAACAGGTAACTGACACCTGCTGCCTGATGGAATCCCGTTCGGAAGTGGACGTGGAACTCGTATCCCTTGCGCCGGATAAAGAAGCGTTCAGAACATCCGAAGACATGGCGTTCGTGGAAGCAATGGGTGAGGCAGTGGCTCACCACATGTTCTACGGAAACTCCGCAAAGAACCTGGATGAATTCAACGGACTGGGAATCCGCTACAATAAGTACGGCGGGAAGAAACACGACGCCTCTTACCAGGTCATCAATGCCGGCGGAACAGGGAAAGGTAAACTTTCTTCCGCATTTCTTGTGGGCTGGGGCGACCGTGCTGTAACAGGCATTTACCCGAAGTACGGCTATGCAGGATTAAAACGCCAGGACTTGGGAGAAGTAGACGCCATCGATGCAGATGGATATAAATTCCGCGCCCTCTCCACACTCTTCAAGTGGAAACCTGGACTTGCCGTCAAAGATCCTGAAATGGTTGCCGCAGTAAGGAACATTGATTTAGGAGCCGTGAACGCCGCAGCGGCCACTGTGGAACAGAAAAAAGCGGTAGTAGACGCCATGATCCGTGCGCAGGGACGCATGAGGAATCTCAATACCGTCCATCCCGTATGGTACGTCTCCCCGGAAATGTATACATTCCTCACAATTTTCTACAGCGACAAAGCCAATTCCTACATTACACGCCGGGAACTGATGGAGGGTCCGGTAACCATCTCCGTCAACGGAATTCTTGTACGTAAAGAAGATGCACTCGTTGATACCGAAGACGCCATTACAGAAGCTAAATAAGGAGGACAAAAAATGATTATTGATGCAGAAAACACCTTTTTCTATGAACAGGACCTGTCCAAAGGAACAAAATCTAAAGTCGTAAATAACGGAGCCGGCGGGGACGCGTATAATCCGTTGTGGCTAAAGGTCATTGCGTTGAAACCGCTTTCTGCCGCGGCAACAATCACGCTTAAGACCGCGGATAAAGAAGATATGACAGGGGCCGTCACGCTGACAACTCTCTCCCTTGCAAAAGACGAAGGAGCAGGTGCGGCAGTAAAAGTACCGGCGGGATGTAAGAAGTACCTGCAGATTGAAGTGGCCGGAGCCACTACGGGAACCATCCGAGCATTCCTCACTATGGATGTAGACCTCGTATGAATGCGATCCATTTTGGACAAGCAGTAAGCGGGCGGAAACTGGAAGACCTTTCCGTCAACGAACTTCGCGCCAGATTAATCCGTGCAGGAAAAGATGTTCCGAAGGACATTAAAACCAAAGAAGAACTGGTGGAGCTGGTAAAGAAATACTGTTAAAGACAAAGAGGACGGCGCAGGAGCGTCTCCTCTTTTTCTATGTTTACTACTCTTAAAACTACTTGAAAAGTAGTAGATAGAGAAAAGGAGGATCTATGAACAGTACAGATATTTGCAATATGGCCCTTGCCTACATCGGGCAGGGCAGAATAGCATCAATTGAAGAAGAATCGGAAGAAGCAATTCAATGCGGCATATTCTATGACCATTTAAGAAGAAAACTCCTGTCCGAACACAGATGGGGATTTGCGGAAAGATATGTAAAACTCGCACTCCTGAATGAAGAAATCCCAGGATGGAAGTACATCTATGCCTACCCGGCAAAATGCCTTGTCATTCGAAAAATCTACGAAAAAGAAAGCGCAAGAGAAATAGGAAAAGAAGACTACTTCATTTCAACGGTAAACGACTCAACAAAAGTAATCTGCACAGATATAAAAAACGCTTATGCAAGCTATACCGCAGACGTGGAGAACGGGGAACTGTTCACCGATTACTTCATTGAAGCACTGTCTCATTCCCTGGCGGCAAACATAGCAGTACCTTTGTCGGGAAGTCCCAGTGCTGCAAATTTGCAGTATCAACTTATGCATCAAGCGCTGATTAATGCGAAACAGGAAAGCGCCGTACAGAATCATCACGAAACGACATATCCTCACAAATATTTCAATATGAGAGGTTAATATGCAAAGAGAAACTATCTACCACATTCAATCATCATTTGCCACAGGAGAAATATCCCCGGAAGTCGCAAACAGAATAGACCTGGATAAATACGCAGCCGCATTGCTTACGGCGGAAAATGCTTATATACGCCCATATGGAGCGGTGTATAAACGTGGGGGAACCTTGTACTGCGGAAAGACAAAAAATGAAAAAGTAATTCTAAAAGAATTTACAACAATAGACAGTTCATTCATGCTTGAAATGGGAGACAGATATATACGAATTTGGAAAGGAAACAGATATACAGGAGTAGAACTTGTCACACCATTCGCAGAAGATGAACTGAAAGAACTAAAAACATGCCAGTCTGCAGATGTGATGTTTATCGCATCAGGAAAACATCCGATACAAAAACTGTCCAGGTACAGCGACACCAATTGGACCATTGGGGACTACGAAATCAAAAAGCCCTACTTTGATATTTCCCTTTCAACAGAAATGGAAGGGAAAGTAGATACATCGTACAATTCTGCGGGAACATACACATTCAATTGTAAAAAAGACGGCACATATACGGTAACCATCGCAGGCGGCGGTGGTGGCGGAGCAGGAGGTAAACACATAAAATTTTTAGATAATCATTACATAAAAGGCGGTGACGGCGGCAGAGGTGCCGTTGTAACGCAAAGAATAGATCTGAAAAAAGATAACTTTTATACAATAGTCGTGGGAGCCGGCGGGACCGGCGGTAAAGGAACCGATGGAGAACCAGGAACAGATGGAACCCAATCCTCTTTCAACGGAATTACCGCAGCTGGTGGAAAACATGGTCACGAAGAAATAAACGGCGCAAACATGGGTAATGGAGGTGCCGGTGGCATAGGTGGAACAGGGAGAGAAAATGGATCTCCCGGAAGTCCTGGATGGGTAAACATAAAACTGGAAGCCGATCTGTCAATAGTGCCATCGGGAAAAACAGGAACCATTAAACTATATGCAAGCAAAAACTATTTTTCAGAAAACATGATCGGCGCCTATGTACAGATCAACCAGGAAGTAGACTCGCAGACTGTGACACAAAACGGAAGCGGGACATCAGGAGAAGTACTCTGTGGAAAATCATGGAAGATCATTACCCATGGTACATGGACAGGAACCGTGACCGTACAAAAAAGCACGAACAATGGTCCGTGGAAAGACTACAGAACCTATAAATCAAACGATGACTTCAATGCATCGGAATCCGGAACGGTAGAAGAATACACAAGACTAAGAGTTGTATCTACAGCGGGGAATACAGACCTCACCGCACTACCATATACACACGTAGGCATGGTAAGAATCACCGGTTACATATCTCCATTGGAAGTCAATGCGGAAGTCATAGATCCCATTGCAAATACAAACCCAGCGGATTACGTCTGCTTAAACGCGTGGAATGAGCAATTCGGATATCCATCGGCTATAGGTTTCTTCCAAGACAGACTATGTGTAGCCGCCACAAAAAAACAGCCGTATATGCTGTGGCTCTCAAGAAGCGGGGACTATAATAACTTCTCCGTAGAAAAAGTATCCGGAACCGTCACAGATGATTCGGCGGTAGCCTTGGCGTTTATTAATAGAAAACAGCAGACAATAGAACACCTTGTGCCGGAATCAGATTTAGTCATCATGACAGGCGGAAACGAATGGATCCTTTCCGGCGGAACAGCGGTCACGCCAACGAAAGCTAATCCGAAAATGCAAACATCCAGGGGTACAACGAATGTCATTCCTTTATCAATAGGTGGGCGGGTCATTTTCGTACAGCATAGAGGAAAAACAGTGAGAGATATGCAGTATCGTTTTGAATCAGACTCCTATGATGGGGCAGATTTAACACTCTTGGCAAAACACATTACAAAAAACACAACAATAGAAGATATGGCCTACATGCAGGAACCGGACTCAAAACTGTACTTTGTCCTCTCGGATGGCACGATGGCTTGCCTTTCGTACATTCAGGATCAGAAAGTCTATGCCTGGTCAAGAATAAAAACAGAAGGAAAAGTCATGGCAGTTTGCAATGTGGAAAATCAAAACGAAGATAACGTGTACATCGCGGTAAAAAGAGGAAACCAAACATACATAGAAGAACTATGTAACAACAAAGAGACAGAAAATCCAAAAGACTATATCATGCTGGACGCTTCGGTAAAGATAAAAGAAACCACGGCAAAAGGCTCTGTCCCTCATTTACCAAATACAAAAATAGGGGTATTGGCGGATGGAAGGTACTATGAAAAAATCCAAACGGACGAAGGCGGCAACTTCACACTTCCGCAGGAGGCATCCTATATCATCGCAGGGCTGCCATATACAATGACAGTAGAACTTCCTAACTTGGAAATAAACACCAAAACAGGAACCATCCAAGGCCGGAAAAAGAAAATCTCCGCCGTCACGCTGAGACTGAATCATTCCCTTGGCGGACGGGTGGGGATAGAAAAAACAAATACATTACCTATAAAATACGATGAATTTTCGGAACAGGATGTTGTTCTGTACAGCGGAGACAAACACATCACCATGCCGAACAGAGGATTTGAACTCACAGGAAGAACAGTCATCACATCAGATGAACCATATCCATTTAACCTGTCGGCAGTCGTAAGAGAGGTAGAACTCGATGGATAACTACGGAAAAATCACCATAGAAAAAATAAAAGAACAAGATGTTCCTTGGCTGACAAAATACATCTTTGAAAACATGAGACCTATGGATAAAAAAGAAATCACCGCCCTTTGTGATCATGGAGAAGAAGCTGTGAGACAATCCATTATTTTATCCGATGAAGCCTATGTGGCCAAGAACGGAGAACCCGTCATGATATTCGGTTTCGTGAAAAAATCATATTGCATATGGGCATTAGGAACCGTCCTTGTAGATCTGTATCATAAAGAACTTGTGAAAATAGGACTGCAGTACATCAACGACTGTAAAGAAAAATATGGATACATGACAAACTGGATCCATGAGGACAATACAAAAGCGCTCCGATACATCAAACGTGCCGGGGCGCTTTTTACAGATACATGCAAAACAGAAAAAGGAGATATTTTTGTGAGATTTGAAATAGGAGGGAAATAATGTGCAGTGTAATGGGTGCCATGATGGGGCTGCAGCTTATATCGGGGATTAATCAGAACAGGCAGATAAAACAGCAGACCGCAGCGCAGGTGTCTGCATATAACGCGCAGGCGCAGGCCGCAGATCAGAACGCAAGAATAATGGACCGGCAAAGAGAACAGATTGCAGAAAACTACGCACAGCAGCAGGAAAAGCTGAACAGTAAAAGAAGACTCATTTTGGGGCAGCAAGCGGCATCTGCAGGAGCATCAGGACTGGATAATATAGGAAGCGTTCTTGACGCAAACAGCGCAGCCATAAGCGAATACAGACAAGACAGTATGAATCTTTTAGGGAACCAGAGAAATGACACTTTGAACGCCTACACAAACCAAGTCAATTATGAGAACCAGGCAAACGCCGCAAGAGCCTCCGCGGCGAACGCAAAAGCACAGGGGAAATCCCAAAGACTGGCAAACTTCATTTCAACTGCCGCAGGGATGTTTGGGACGTATAAACAGTTCGCAGGAACAAGCCTGCCGAAACCTGCAGGAATGAATATGAGAACCGGATTTGAAGGGAGCCTTTCCGGCGGAAATCTGACCTATACCACACCTGCTCCAATGTACACAAGAAATGCCATAAGTACAGGATTTATCCCAAAAGTAGGGCTGACACAGACGAAAGACATCATAGGGCAAGGCATAGGAAAACACTATGATCCGTGGCGTTCCATCTGGAGGAAATAATGAAACTCACACAATACGACTCAACGATAAATAAAAACCTCTCAAACGCAAAAATAAATCCAATCACCGATCCCAATGCTTATGGCGCGAACGTAACAGGTACAGAAGCATTGGGGAATGCTTTAGGGCAGGTAATTGATGCAAGAACAAAAGCGTGGATGAAAGACCAAAATGACAGAGTTGTTGACGCGACAAACGAATACAATCGGCAGATTAATTCCCTTTTGTACGATGAAAAAAACGGATTGACAAACACCATGCAAGGGAAAAATGCCGAAGGACTCCAGGCAGCTTATCAGCAGAATGAAGAGCAGATTCGCCAGCAGATTATGAGACAATACGGAATAGGTTCAGAGTATGCCAACAGAGCATTCCGGAACCAAGTAGAAACGTCAATCACATCCAACCTGGACAGCATAGATAAATTCCAAAGAAAAGAATTTCTCTCCTATGCAAGCAATCAGATGACAGAAATGAATGAAAACGCCATCAACTCGATTGTAAGAAGTCCAGATAGTTTTGAATCCGTCTATGGAAATATGGAAACCACATCAAGGGCTATCATGGCCGGAACAGGAATGGACGAAAAATCCATAGATATTAAACAAAGAGCCATCCTGGATCATACAGCGGAAACAGTTCTCTCCACATTAGCCGCGTCCAATGACTATGAACGGGGAAATAAACTCATCGGACAATTAAGGGCAAGAGGCGGGAACGAAGTCATCTTAAAGAAATACGAAACATTATTTACCGGTAAAAAAGTAGCAAAGACCACAAAAGACAGCGCGGAAACATGGCTGAATAACCATCCGGAAATGATGGGGAAATCCAAAGAAGAAGTATGGGAAGCCTATAGAAAAGAAAATCAGTTGCAGCTGCCGGCTCAATCAAATGAAACCGCACTGGGACGAATAGGAGATAAGATTGCAAAAGAATTAGGATGGGATCCGTCCTGGGGTTTTGCAATTGCCGCCCATGAATCGGGACGAGGAGAAAGCGCACCCGGAAATAATTACTTCGGGTATAAATGGGATGGTGAAGGAGATTATCAAGAACTCAATACATGGGAACGTGACGAAAATGGGAATGCATATTCTACCACAGCAAAATTCAAAAAGTACGCAACACCAGAAGAATCCGCAATGAGTTATGTAAATTGGATAAAAACCTACTGTACACCGGAAGAAATAAAAGACGTGAAATCACCGGCAGATGTAGTCCATATAATGAAAAAACATGGTTACTTTACTGATCATGAGGAATCGTATGCTGCCAGCGCTACAGAACTTGCCAAAGAATATAGTGCTCCAGCTCCGATGTCTGACGAGGAAAAAGCCGCACTGGAAGAGACCGAAAGGAATTCCTTCTTCTCTGTCTTTGGGGAACATCTCCAGGCAAAAAAAGCCAAAGAAACAGAAATGATGAACAACCTGCAGATCCAATTGATGGACATGACGGAAAATGGGACATCGAACGAAGATATGTACGAATTTATAAAATCCAAAGGAGTAGAAAATCCCGAACTTTTAAACAACGGATCTTATCGCAGTTTGAGATTGAGCGCATTAAAAGCCGTAACGCAGGAAAAATCTCATGGCGGATTTGGTGGAGCAGAAGCACAGAACAAGGCATTCGCGGGAATAAAAGCCAGTATCGGTACAGACATCATGAACGATGATGACTTGAATAAAACATTAAAAGAACTGGAACAAAGGGGATATGGATTTACTCCTGCACAAATTGTAGAACTTAGCCAGGAATTAACAAAAGCACAGGCGGGAGAAGGGAAATACTCCGTAAAAATAGATGACACAGAAACAGACGTCATGGACATGACAGGGTTGGCAAAACCGGACATACAGAAAAACTATGCAGAAGCCAAAAAGATAGTCATGCAGGAAGCCTTTGATTTCAAAAGTAAAAATGGAAGAGAACCAAATCAATTTGAAAGAAAAGGAATGTGGATAAAAGCCCTGACAGAACAAAAAGTGGGACCGGATTATGGATTCTTTGGAATGAGTACGCCGGAAGCCAGTCCGGCACAATTGATGGAAATTGGAATAAAGAGCGTGTCCTATACCTATGATGATAAAGGGATAGACGCAGTGGACTACTACGGAAGACATCACTATATTCCCGCAGAAGACTGGGATAAAGTCAAGAAAAACGAAGTAAATATAGAAGATTACTAAGGAGAAAACCATGGACGAACTGGAAATGCAAGAGGAAGAAAGAGTAAAAAATAGAGTAGATCGAATCCTTTTAGGAATAAAACCGATGGATCCGAATACTGATCTAAGAACAACTCCTACCATTGACACAACCCCTCACCAGGAACCGAAAGGGATTTTAGAAAAAATTGGAGACGGAATCAGTGGTGCGGCAGAAAGCATTTCAAACGCCGCCAAAAACTGGGCGGATAATAGACTCCAAAACATGAGCATGGACATCTACAGCAATCTCTATGATCCTGATCCGGATAAAGAGAAACGTCTTGAACAGGCGCATAAAATAGGGGATCCATTGGGACTTCCAGCGCAAATGCTTGTGGACAGTAAAGAAGCCTATGAAATGGCACAGAACCAGTACGCATGGATGAAAACACAAGAAATCATGCAGGGACGTCCGTTCTCTGCCAATGCCTTAAAAGAACTCTATCCGGAACTGGCGGGAATCGCCATGAACGATCCTGTGTCGGCGTCACTTGCCTTAAAACAAGCAGATCAGATTTTACACGATAGAGGAGTCATCACAGGAGCTACAGCAGGAAAAATCAGTGGAGAACCATCATCTATAGGCGAAGCATTCAAAGCTTTTACCGATGCATGGGAAGCTGGACAAAACATGGACAAGATTTCTGAAATCGGTTATGCGGCCAGGAACGGAGATATTACTGATGAAGAAATGAATAGAAAAATAGAAGCCATTAATGCAAGAACTAAAGAATATGACGGCGATTCCACTATAGGGCTGATTGCAACCGAAACCGTAAAACAATTCTCCATGATGGGGGCAGGAATGCTGAGAAGCCTCCCGGAAGGAGCGGCGGCAGGGTTAGCCATAACCTCTGTCTTGGGGGCACCGGTCGTGGGAGGAATCATGGCCGCCACCATCTTTGCATCATCCCTTAGATCAAACATGGGAATGAACTACTACCGGCTTGCGAACAAGAAAAATGCAGATGGTACAAATATGTACTCAAGAAACGAAGCAAAAGGGATGGCCACCCGTGAAGCCGTACTGCAGGCAGGCGTTGAAACAGGATTGATGTCACTTGCCTATGGCGCACTGGGAAAAGTTATAGGGAAAAGTGCGGAAAAGGCCGCCATTATGAATGCAGGCACAAGGAATAAACTTCTGTCCGCAAGCCGCGGAGCCATGAGAAAATACGCTTTAAAAGAGGCCGCAAAACAATATGCCAAGGGGACGGCGGCGGAAATTGCAGAAGAAGGCTGGCAGGATCTGATCTCTAACGCTGATGAAAAAATGATGGGAAGAGATAAGAACATGACATGGAAAAACATGTGGAACAGCGCTTTTGACGCTATGGTGGAAGCCATTCCGGCGGCAGTAGGGATGGGCATGCCAGGAGCCGTCATTTCCGGCGGTGGTAATTATGCAGGATTGAAACGACTGACAAAAGAAGACTGGCATGCCGCAAGAGAAGCATTCTACCGTGAGAATGAAAAAGAAATGACACAAACTGTCATTAAAGAAAGAGAACAAAATAAAGTCTTCAAGATAAATCCGGAAGTCTATGCACAGAAGACCCAGGCACAGCTTGATAAAGAAGGGATGGGAACCATATACATTGATGCTGCCGGTGCTGCCGAAACAGAAGAAGGAAGAACAGCATTGACGCAGCTCGTGACGGGCGGAATCGCCACAGCAGAGCAAGTGGACGATGCAGTAAAAGAAGGAACACAGCTGGAACTGAAAGCCGGTATCTACATGCAGAAAATTTCCGAAGAATCTGCAGAGACACTCTCTAATCATGCCGCTTTCGATAAAGACGGGCAGACACTCCATGATATTGAAGAAGCAAGAAAACATATAGAAAAAACAAGACAGATATTCAACGCAACAAAAGAAGCAAGAGAAGCAGAAGTGGCAAAAACAATTCTTGATCGTGACTTCACCGATCCGGAACAGAAAATTGCTATGGAAAAAATCTTTGCAGAAGGCATGGATGACATAAAAGAAAACTATAAAAAAGTAAAAGCAGAAGCACTGAAAACCTATGAAGAACTCATCAATTACAAATATTACGCGGACTATGAACCGCAAGGAGTAGAAAAAGTTCCCGTGTATGAATGGTCCAGAGACTATGAACATGGAGGAGTAATTACAAGCGGGTATATAGGCGGATCTTACATCCGAACGACAAATAATGACAGGTGGTATGCAAACGCTTGGAAGAAATACGGAAGAAAACCGAACAGAAGAGAACTCTATGACATAGCCGAACAAGAAGCCATCAATGAAATAGACAGCACATCAGCCTTTTCAGAAGAAGAAAAACAGGGATATATCAATTCCATCCAAGCGGCAAGAAAAGAAGTAGAAACCATTGAATCCCTGGAAGACTATGTAAAAGAACTGGACACAAGAGACATTGCCGCAAGGACACTCTTGTCGCAAAAAGCCTATGACGATGTGTACGCTCCCACGCTGGAACAACTGAAAAAAGCTCCTGCCAAAGCAGCAGAAGCGGCAGAAGAAAGCGCGTTTGTGTACGCAAGACTGGTAGATAACTTCTCCAAGATCTATAACCTGCCGATTGAAAACATTGTAGCGTCAATCCAAAACGGCGGGGAAAAGAAAGGATTACGTCAAAACGTCATCTCTGCAGAAGAAAAGCTGGAAGAAGATACTAAAAAATTTTCGGAGAAAATAGATCTATTCATGGAGAATAAGCTCAAAGGCGGTAATGTGAAAGTTATGACAACACCGTTAGTGATGAAACTGGCAGGAGCAGAAATTCTTCCGATATATGTTCATCAAAATGTGCTTTCAAAGATACTTAAGCATACAGAAGATAAGACGGGGAAACATGGACATGCAGATGAAATGACACCAGAACTCATGAAACAACTACCGAGTGCTATTGCAGATCCGATGGCAATTGTTGAAAACGAAGGGAAACCAGTAGTTGTCACTACGTTAGTAGATAGAAATGGAGATACTATTATTATTCCATTCACATTGAATAAAAAAGTAGGAGCAAGAATATATTATGATGCAAATATTATAGAATCTGTTTATGGTAAAAGAGATAGCGTATGGATAAAATCCAGACTTCTGACAAGTGCGAAATATATAAATAAAAAAAGAACTAATGACTGGTTGCAATCTGCCGGGCTCCAATCGCCCATAGAGGCAACCATTTCATTCAGTTCTAACCAAAATATACCAAACGAAAGTGATCTTGTCAAATTAAAGGAACAGAATCAAGAATACTATCAAACGATAAACAAAGACGCGGATATATTCTTCCATGGCGCGGTGGATCCTGTAGAAGGTGACGTGATAAAAGAAGGATATTTTCATGGAATGTTTTATAGCAGCAGTAGAAATTCTGCACTTGGACACGGAGACAGAATATATATTTCAGAAGTAAATGAAGATGACATTATAAGTGCCAAAAGTTTAGCGTATGAAGATGGAGTATATGAAATTTTCCAAAAGAAATATGGAGATGATGCTGAATTAATATATGACTTAACAACAGAATCAAGAAACGTTTGGAATTTAAACGAAGAAGAAAAACAAAAAGTATATGAACTGTTGGGGTGCACGGACGAAGCGGATGCGGATTTCATGATACAAAAAGAGGCCGCACTTGTTGCTGACGAATTGGGTTATAAGGCGGTAGCTGTGGAAGATGAACACGGGACGAGTTACATTATTCTGCCGGGAAATAAAGTGTATGAAGAAAGCGTCTACGAAAAACTGAATCCGGATTATAATTATAGGGTTTATCACCAGAAGGCCTATCATGGAAGCCCCTATACCTTTGACCATTTTGATTTAGGAGCCATTGGGACAGGAGAAGGAAATCAAGCACACGGATGGGGATTGTATTTTGCACAGGACAAGAAAATCGCAGAGAATTATAAGGATATATTAGGAGCGAACAGCGGAGAAGTTATTACAGGAAAAACAAAATATAAAATAAATGAAGATGGGGATTGGTATGATGAAAACACTGGGAATATCATAGATGATATAAACCCTTTGTCTATGGCGCTTACAGAAGTGTTGGAAACGGGAAATAGTAATAAAGCCATTGAACACCTGCAGGAGTTTATAAAATCAAAAGAAGGAAAAACGGCACAAACTGTTATATCACAGGTAAAAAGAGCGAAAGAAGCAATAAAACTTCTGAAAAAAAATGAATTTGCTGGACATGAGCAGAAAACAGCTTTTGAAGTAGAAATTCCCGAAGACAATGAATTAATTGATGAATTCAAAAACATCAACGAACAGCCGAGAAAAGTACAGGCTGCCATACGAAAGGCGTGGAAAGAAATTGGCTATAAACCGTCTGCATTACACTACATGTCAGGAAGAGAGTTTTATAAACAACTGGCAAGCGAATTGGGTGGAGAAAAAGCGGCCAGTGAAAAGTTAAATTCTTTGGGTGTAAAAGGTATTACCTATGACGGGCTTGTAGACGGGAAATGTTTTGTTGTATTTGATGATAAAGCTATCCAGATCATTAACCGCTACAACCAGGAGCACAAAGGAGCCTACGCAGGAGCCTATGACGCAGACCAGAACATTCTTCATATTTTTGAAGCAGCCAATCAGTCCACAGTCATTCATGAAAGCGCCCATTGGTGGTTGTCCATGCTGAACAACATCGCCATCGATCCGGAACTGAAAGAACTTGCCAAAGAAGACAAAGTACTGGAAGCCACACTGCAGAAAGCACAGAAAGACAGAGACGCCATCCGTGCGTGGGCATCATACTATCCGGATGTTATGAAAGAATATAAAGGCACCTTGATCGAAAAAGAATTTAAAGAATATGAAGTTGCCATCAAGAAAGATCCGGAAAACAAAGAACTGCAGGAACGCTTCATCCAGGAACGTTTTGCAAGAGGATTTGAAAGATACCTTTTGACAGGGAAAGCACCCACCAAAGAACTGCAGGGGACTTTCCGGCGGTTCAAAAAATGGCTGATCAATCTCTATAAAACGACAAAAGAAATCATAAAGAATCCGGAAAACTACTTGGGTTTAAAAGATCCGTCCGATGAAGTAAAAGAAATCTTTGACCACATGATGGCATCAGAAGAAGAAATAGAAGCCTGGGCAGAAGAAAAGAGATGGAATCTCCTCTATGATGACAGCCTTGACTATACGCAGACCGAAAAAGAAAACATAAAAAAATGGGAAGAAAACATCAAAGAACTTGCCAAAGAAAACGCCGTTAAATACTTCATGGAAAAACTCCACGGACAAGCCATGGTGGACTTTGAAGAAAACATCCTTCCCCAAAAAGTAGAAACATTTGAAAGAAAACTGGGGAGCCAAAGAATATATGGACTGGAAATGCTGAAAAAAGGAAACGTCTTCCCGACAAAGAAAGAATGGATAAGGGCACTTAAAGAAGAAGGATTTACCGAAGAATCATACAAAGACGCCGTACAAGAAGCAGGCGGCACCATGGAAGAACAAGTAGAGAAATACAAGAAAAAACAAAAAGAAGAATTTATAGAAAACATCTCAGGGAAAGACCATTTCCGGAAAGAAGCGGAAGAAGTACTTGAATCTCCCGAAGGGAAAGTGAAACTGGCGGAAATCGAACAAAACGCCATGAAGCGGAAATTGAGGCAATATGCAAGAATTGCCACGGCATCATTAATAGAATTGGACAGATTAGATCCGAACATGGAAGGAAAGGTAAGTAAAAAGATCCTGTATGACATCAAAAAGAGAAACGGACTCCTAAGTGAAGAAGAAAAACTCAAAGAAGAAAAAGCTGAACAGAAAAAAGAAAAACAAGCCACCATAGAAGAAATTAACGAACTCAAGATAAAACTGCGGAACACAGTAGACGGATTAAAAACATCACAAGACAGCATGCTTATCTCGCCCTATGAACTCAAAGCCCAAGCAAGGGCTTTTCTTTATGGGAAAGAAATCTACAAAGCAACCAACTATAGATGGTGGGCGAGAAAAGCGGCCAGTGAAGGAGAAAAAGCCGCATATTTCCTAAAAAGAGGAAGATGGGAAGAAGCTGCCAGAGCAAAAGGAAGGCAGTCCCGTTTCGCCATGAACGCCCAAGTGGCCCATGAATACGATGACCACGTAAAACATACACTCCACGGGAATCCCAAAGCATCCACAAACACACTGGACAAAGACGGCATGGAGAAGTACGGACTTGTCGGACTCATAAACAGGGCAAGTAAAGCCACAAACAACATAAGAATGCCCGGAAATATAAGATACTTCATTAACCACTTAGCCTACCAATTAGGATTAATCACCACAGATGGAAGAGCGCCCTTGGGTATGGATGGGGAACCGGCACCGTTTGACTGGGCTAACCTCAATAACGAACTGGATCCCACCGCCGCCATGGAAGGAGATAAGCCGGGAGACGCTCTACCGCAATGGATAAAGAAAATCTTTGACGATAATAATCAGACCAACTTGAGAGAACTGACAGTCATAGACTTTGATGAACTTGTCGAAGTATTCAAAAAAATCTACAAAACAGGAAGGAGAGAATACGAGGGAAACACCTTTGTTAATGAGAAAGGAGAAAGCCTTTCCTTTGAAGAAGCCGAAAACATAATAATGGCGGAAATCAAAGCAGAAAAAGAAAATCCGCTTTATAAAAAACTGGCAGAGAAAAAGTGGAAAAAGACAAAAAAAGAAGTGGGAAAATGGGTAGCAGATTTGGCACTTCCGGAAATCATCATAGAACGTATGGGACCAAAGACCTATGACCTGATCTATAAGATGATGGATAAAGCCTTTGCGAAAAAAAGACTCCTGCAAGAACAGGCGGAACTTGAACTGAAAAAAGTCATGAACATCTATGACAGAGAAACATTCAGAAAAATCCGCAATGACAAAATCTATGAGATTAACAAAGTTGACCACAAGCCCGTCATGGTGACAAAAGAAACACTTCTCACCATGGCGTTGAACTGGGGAACAGACTCGAATAGAGAAAGAGCAGTGGAAACCTATGGACTGGATCATAGAAACATAGAAAAAATCCTTTTCAAATATTTAAATGATAAAGACTGGGACTTTGTGGAAGCTGTTTGGAAGCACATCAATTCGTATTGGCCCGAAAGAAACATTGTACAAAACAATCTGTACGGAATCCCCTTAGGGAAAGTGCCGGGGAGGAAAATTATTTTACCGGACGGAAGAAAGATCAATGGCATGTACTACCCAATTAAATATGATGCAGAGCTCACAAGCAAAACCAAAGACAGAGAAATTAACGACATCATAAGAAAAGACATGCTCGGAAGAACCACATTCAATATCGGGATGGGCTCCACGAAAAGCCGCGCGCAAAGTTCCGGCGGACAGTATCTTAGACAAGACCTTGATGTCTACCTTGACTACATCAATGAATCCATTAACCATATTGCCATGCGTGAAACCACAGCAGACATTTATAAACTTCTCTCCAGGAAAGACCTGGCGGAAGCCATATCACAGAAATACGGAGTCGATGCACATAGAAGACTCCAGAGGTGGGCGTCCGACTGCTGGCATGATCCCGTAGATAAATTGACAGCATGGGAACAACGTCTGAACAGACTGCGGCACAACTTCACCATGGCCACCATGGCATACAGGACATCCACAGCGTTGTTGAACTTTGCAAACCTGCCATTAGTTATGGAAAAAATGGGAGCCGTAAACATGGCAAGAGGACTCTCTGCGATTTACCTTGGCGGTGTGAAAAACTACCGCCAGCAGAGAGACTTCATCCTGAGTAAATCAACGTTCATGAGAGACCGTGCTACAAACATGGATAGAGACCTTGCCCGCGGACTTAAACTCAAAGAAGACCAAGACGTTTCAAAATTAACATCGAAAGCGCATGCTGTGAAAGAAGAAGTAGACCGCTTCGCTTATTCACTCATTTCAGAAACGGACTTTATGCTTTCTCTTCCGGAGTGGATCCAGACCTATAACAATACCATCGCACAGCTGCAAATAGAAAAACCATTTATGACAGTAGCAGAAATAGACGAAGAAGCAGTAAGACTTGCTGACAAAATGGTAAGAGAAACCTTCGGATCGGGAGAAATGAAAGACCGTCCGGAGGTGGTCAAGAGTAGATTGCTTTCGCAACTTCTTCCGTTTTACAGCTTTACATCATTAGTAATGAACCAATTCATCCGAGGGGGATATGACATTGTAGACGGAAGAGGACCGATGAAACTCATGCGGGCAATGCTATTTTGGTACATCCTTGGATCCGTATTTGAAGGTGCCCTTCGTTCATTGGTGGATAGTGCAACGGGAAATGATAAATACTCCTTCCTGCAGAGACAGGGATATTCCTTTGCGTCAAACGGACCTATCGGTGGTATACCGGTCGCAAGAGAAGTAATCCCCGGTCTCTACTCACTATTCGCGGGAATGTACAGTGACGGAGGGAAAATGAGCGTCACCGGACTAAACATCTTTGAAGATGTCTTCCAAACCGCCATGGCAATAAAATCTGACAAAAAAGACTGGATAGATGTAGGACAGGCGGGAACAAAAGTATTCAATAAAGTAACAGGACTTTCCGATACATTAACCGATGCACTGTGGGCAATTGCGCGTCTCACCACAACAGACACAGACGCCACAGCCTGGGAAGCCCTGTTCTCCATCATATTTGATAGAAGAATAAAGAAGAAAGGAGAAAAGAAGTGATAAATAATAGCGAAAACAGAATCGCATATAAAGGGGACGGCACTGCAGAAGAATTCGCCATCCCTTTTAAAGTCTTGGAAAAAACGGACATCATAGTAGTTATTGCGGATGAAGATAAAAATGAAACAATCCTGAAAAAAGACTACTTTGTAGACTTGGATAAAATGACAGTAAAATATCCAGGGTATCCGCCAGGAGAAGAACCAGCGGAAAATGAACGTCCGCCAAAATTGCAAGAAGGATGGCAGTTAATCATAAAAAGAGAGGTACCTGTCACACAAGAAATAACCTTAGGAAATAAATGGCCGTTCACCGTTATAGAAAAAGCCTTGGATAAAATCACAATGATCCTGCAGGATTTATTGGGGGTAAACAAAAGACAGATCACACTTCCGGATGCGGCAGACATGAAAGACTTCTCGGCAATACTTCCTTATCCGCAGGAAGGAGAGGCGCTTATATGGGGGAAAGGAAGATTAGAAAATTCCAATTTCTCAAAAGTGATAAAAGGGGCTGTAGAAAAATCATTGACGAGAGCGGAAGCTGCTGTGGTCGTATCAGAAGAAAATGCATCAAAAGCGAAAGAGCAGGCGGGAAAAGCGGAAGTGAGCGCAGGTGAAGCAGAAGAGAGTGCTACTATTGCGGCGCAAAATGCCGCGGCTGCCACACAAGGGGCTATGGATGCAAGAGACAGTGCCGCCGGCGCAAGTGTAAGTGAACAAAGTGCGGTGGGGTATAAGAACGAAGTCCAGGCTGCATTAGCGTCTATTTCAGAACAAGTCAATGCATGGGATAAAAATAAAACATACTCATTCCCGCAAACCATAGCTTATATAGATGGAAACACATATAGATGTGTTGGAAAAAACGTCAGAGGAGAAATACCGGATAAATCAAATAACTGGGTATGTCTGACGAATTATAAAGATGACTTTTTTGAATTAGATGAAGACGGAAACTTGATTCCAGCGATCAATCCTCTTCATTCGACTTTGTGGGAATTAGATGGAATGGGAAATATAATTCCGAAAGGAGAGTAAAAGTGAGTACAAGAAATATGACACCGAGAGCAAACGAAGAGGGAGAAATCGGAGTAGTAGGGAAGGTATGGAAGGCTTTTAGGGCAAAAATCATAGAAGCAACAAGTAAGATGACAGCGCCAACAGTAGAAGCAACAAGTAAGATGACAGCGCCAACTGTAGAAGCAAGTGACAAAAGTAAAAATGTGGCCACTACAGAATTCGTGAAAAACCGTGAAAACATGGTAGTAAGTCCGTTTCTTCTTCAAAGGAACACTGCTTATAAAATAGGTGATATGGTAAAAGTTCCAAAATTGGGAGAACAGTACGTACTCGAGTGCACGCAGGCAGGAACCACAGCTGCTACAGAACCTAATTTGTCAACCGTAACAGGGGAGGTAGAAGTTAATGATGGAAGCGCGAAATTCCGAGTAGTAGACAGACGGTTAAAAGCGATGATTGACATACTCTATCCGATTGGGATAGTCGTTACAACAGCAACAGACGATGCGCTAAAGCCAGGCGAAGCAGACGGATTGGCGCAATGGGAAGAAATTGCACAAGATAGAGTGTTACAAGGTACATCAAGTGGCGCCGGCGGAACAGTAGAAGCAGGCTTACCGAACATTACTGGTAGCATTATTGGATATAGCGATAGAACAGGGTTTGGTGGAGCAGACGGGATGGCTTATATGGATGACACGCAAGAAAGAATCCCGTCGATGGGGGATATCTTTCCGGGAAATAAATCTGCATTAAGAGTTAGATTGGATGCTTCAAAATCGAACAGCATTTACGGGAACTCAAGCACTGTACAGTCACCCGCGTATAAAGTGCATTTTTGGAAACGTATTAAATAATGAGGCGGTGCACGATGGAAAGAAATGACGGAGAAAAAATAACAATGCAATTTGTTGAACGGATGGCAAAAATGGAAGAAAAACTTGACATGCTCGTTAGAATGCTCCCTGAAATTACTGCATTGCAAATTGCGCAGGCACGATCTGAACAAACCGCAGCATCAGCTCACAATAGAATTGACAACATCTATAAAGTAGCCGGCTTGATTTCAACAATTATTTCAGTGGTGATTGCATTAATCGGGAGGGCGGTGTGATATGAAAAAACTGAAATCGCTCTGGAGAAAAGCGAAAAGCTACTTCCGGAAACTAAACGCGCCATTACTATACTGGTCGATACTCTATGCAATCATTTGCATTTTCTGTATATTGCTTTATATCCTAATGACAATCGCGGACTGGCTGATCACCGGAAAGGGAAACGAACCAGAATTAAGGCTATTCATAACCATGCTCCTATCTGCAGGGGCGGTTGGCGGCATAGTGGGGATCGGTAAAATGTTTGTAGACAAAGACAATAATCAAATACCGGATATATTCGAAAAGGACGATGGGAAACCACCGTTCTTTTTTGTGAAAGGAGAAAAAAGTGACGAAAGAAGAACTGGCAAGGGCGATAGCGACAGGGATAATTGAGACAGGGATTGAAGGAGACTATGGTTCTGTCTCGTGTTCCACCGCAGGCGATTACCCATCAATTGGTGTAAGCCAATGGGAAGGAGAAAGAGCTAATCGTCTGTTGGAAAGCATTTCCGGCGGAGCGCATTATGCTTATCGCAGTTATTATGACTTGAAATACTCTTATGCTATCCAAGGTTTGAAAGAACTCTTGATGAGTGATGAAGGACAGCAAGCACAGCTCGATATGCTTGCCGAAGACTGTGAAGACTATGTGGAAACACTTTGGGAAGTACCGGATCTTGACGATACAAGATGCACAATTTATGCTGGCATGTGGTGCCCGACATCTGAAACTGTTGTAAGAAACTTCTTGATGCGCCGGCAAAACAGAGGCTATGACTTGCGGGATATCAATGTAATCTATGAATTATTCAGAGAGCAATACGCATACGCTGCCTGTTGTGAAGAATATGCCGAAGGTTATGCAAATAGAGCTGACGCAACGTATGAATATGTAATGAATCTGGAGGTATAAATGTGGATAATCAAAAAAGGGCTTATTTTATTGGCGGTCTTGCTTTCTGTGTGGTTGTCGCCATTATTCTGTGGTTTATCTGTGCGGGCAGAAGTACAGTACACGATCTCCGAAACCGATCTGACGACATTAGAAACGAACTTTCAAACGCAGAAAGTGAACAGCGAAAAGAAAGACAGATTATTGATAGAACAGGAGAAGCAATTGAACGAAGCCGAGATGAAATCGGCGAAAGCAGAAAACGAATTGCAGATAGCAAACGAACAAATAAAGAAATTAAAGAAATCGAACGAAGTGACAGAGAACTCATTGAAGAAAACCAGAGAATTATTCAACGAGTACGAGAAAGAGGCGGAACGGAAAATCAGAATTAAAACACGACAACGGAATATGTGGATAGCGGCAACGGTTGTAGCCGTGGGAGCGGCCATCTCCCGGAGGTGATCCTATTTTTCTCTTTGGATATAGTTGTTAAAAAATAAAAGAGGTGATTATATGAGATGGTTTTTATATGCACCGTTGCAATTACTCATTATGATAATCTGCTATATCACCAATCCAATTGTTGTTCTATTTTCCGATGAAAACGGTGAATTACACGGATTCTTAAGGAAGTGGCAGACATTTGATGATTCATGCGATAGCGAAGACTGCATAACAAAATATGTCCCTGGATGGATGCGATATGATTTTTACAAATACTACCGCGCAGAGAAGCGATATGATCCGAACCATGGACGGATGATGAAAAGATCAATTAACATTGCGCCGTTACCGCTGATTGATAGATTGAAGAGATATTGTTGCCGTGTGTTCTGGTTGTCAAGAAACTGTGCATATGGTTTTGCAATTGACTGGTTCGGGACGACAATCAATCCGGAAGATGTGGTAGTCATTGACGATTACAAAATGGGAGAATCCGAAAGGAATATACTTGTCACGCGGGATATGAAATATTGGAAAATATATAATTCCATGCAAATTCTGAACACAAAATACCGATGGAAAATATATTTAGGATGGAAAATCCATAACGTAAAAAGTATACATAGGGCAATGCTGGCATTTCGGATATGGGTCTGCAAAGCAAATTAA